CCCTGCGAGGTTGGCCCGTGCGGAAACGGCTTGCTCCAGGACGGCGCGAGTGCGCAGCCCGCTCTCCATGTCTTCAGGTACATCACCCTCGAAGAGGACTGCGTCTGTGTAACGGTGCTTGATAACGTGTTTCACGATGGTTCCTTTCACGGTTGAGAAAGCGCGTCCAGAACCAGTCCCTGTGACGGTCCCTTTCACGCGGGGTATTGTCTAGCTGCGTTCCTTGATGCGCTGGCGGTTGATCACCAGAGCCTGCTCAGTAGGGCACCAGTCGCGATGCCAGCTCTGTGGCATGCGTGGAATGACAGGCGCCGTGCTGTACTGCGGCTGCCAGCCGCGCTTGCGCATCTCCAGGTAGATCTGGTCGAAGCGCCGAGCCAGCCACCACAGACGGCTGTAGAAGAACTTCACGTGGCCCTTGCCCAGCGTGTAGTCCTGGGGGTGCTGGTCAGGCTGTTCACCGCGCTGGTACGCAGCGTAGGCCAGCTTGAACACACGAGGCAGCTCGCGGTATTCGGCGAGCAGATGCTTGTCACGCAGCTCTTCGGGCGGCACGCAGTTGATGCGAGTCATTGAACATTCCCTCCAGGAACGCGGTTTGCTGATGGAAGAAATGTCGCATGTTTCAAGACACTTTCACAAGACCCTTCAGCGCGCTTGGTCTTTCCTTGTCAAACGACCCGGGAAAAAGAAAGCCCCGCTGGGCGAACCATGCGGGGCCGAAGAGTCTTCCGACTCGATCAGGGAGGTGTGCCATGCTGCCGAGCGGCTTGCGCCAGCAGAGGAGTGTGAAAGGAACCAAAGCCACCCGCTCCAGCAGCACGGCACGGGACGTATTGTGCCTACCTGCCCAGCCTCTACAGATACCATCGGTAGCCATCGTGAGTACCGATGTGAGTACTCACTGTGAGTGCCGCCCGACAATGGCTCCCTTGCGCTATGTACGTATCAACGGAGTGTGAACCCTCATGACAAGACAGAACCCATACAGCTACGTGACCACCGGAGGCGTCGAGAACGCACGTGTCAAGGTAGCTGAAGACGCCACGCTGACAGACCTCGTATCAGCGCACGCGCAGCCCGTGCAGCTCGACGTAGCCAGCATCGAGTACCACAACGCGGACAAGAAGACCCGCACCGCCATCAAGAAGCAGCTTCCGTACTTCGTGGGCGGGGTCATCAAGGGCCGTCGTCACGACAACCATGTGCAGGCCCGCACGCTGATCACGTTGGACATTGAGCGCCACGGTGAGCAGAAGACTGAGCCCCCACAACCCCAAGACGTGGTCAGCAAGCTCGAAGAGCTGGGCGCTGAGGGGTGGGTGTACACCAGCTTGTCGCACACGCCCAAGGCCCCGCGCTACCGTGTGGTGCTGCCGCTGGGCAAGCCCATGGAGGTCAGCGAGCTGGAGGCAGCACAGGCCACGCTCAAGGCCACCACCATCGCAGCCGCTGACAAGCTGGGCTTGAAGGAGTGGTGTACGCCAGAGAGCTACGTGCTGTCTCAGGCTATGTACCTGCCTGCCAAGCTGCGCAACGGCAAGTTCTACAGCCGCCACACCGAAGGTAAGGCTTGGGGCATCAAGCAGGCAGTCCCAGCAGAGCGCAAGGCAGGCCAGCCAGCGGACATCCCTGACGAGCGCCCTGACCTGGTCCTGCATGCGCTGAAGCAGGCAGGCCTCTACCTCAATGAGAACCCACGGCACAAGGGCATGCACTTCATCACGTGCCCATTCGTCGACCAGCACGGTGCCGAGAACGAAACCCAGACTGTCTACTACGAGGCCCACCATGACGGAAACCCCCGACCCGCAGTCAAGTGCTTCGACACCGAGCCCGATGTCGACGGACAGCCTCACCTCACCTACGCGAAGCTCGTCCGCTGGCTTCGCGAACACGACTGGCTTACCCAAGATGAGCAAGAGCGCACTGGAGTCCTTGACGATTACGATACCTTCGACGCCAAGGCCAATCTCGACAACGTGCTCGACCGAGAGCCTGTTGCAAGGGAGTGGGCCGTTGACCGCTTTGCACCCATTGGCAAAGTCACGGTACTTGCTGGCCCTGGTGGAGTCAGCAAATCGATGCTCATGCTCCATGTGCTCATCCATGCGAGTACTGGTCGAGACTGGGGAGGCTTCCGAGTGGATGACCCCCTCCGCAGCCTATACGTCTCTTACGAGGACGACCAGCAAGAACTTGCCAAGCGGGTCCACACTCTCGCCGCGACTCTGCAGGCTGAAGATTCCGGGACGTTTGATCTTCTCTATGATGTGAGCGGCAGCATCCGCAAGAACGTACGCATGTTCGCTGCGGATGACGAGGCTGCAAGCTGGCTGATGCTCACCAAGCCTGATCGCTTCGGCCAGCCTGAGCGTACCGAGCGCGTGGACTGGCTCATCGGCTACCTGAAGACCAAGGGCATCCGCATGGTGGTGCTGGACCCTGCCGTGTACACGCACCAGCTCGAAGAGAACGACATCGCTGACATGGCCGTGTACATGCAGACGCTCACGTACATCGCCAAGCAAGCGCACTGCGCCGTGGTGGTGCTGCACCACATGAACAAGACCGGGGGCTGGAGCCAGCTCGATGACATCAACCAAGGCAGCCTGCGCGGTGCATCGAGCTTCGCCGACAACGCACGCTCCGTGGCCGTGGTAGTGTCCATGAGCATCCGTGATGCGGAGGCCTACGGGCTGCCTGCCGAGCACAGCACGACTGGCAAGTACGCTGTCTTCAAGCACGTGAAGCACAACTACAGCGCACCCATGGAGACGATGGTGTTCGAGCGCAAGGGTGGCACGCTGGTGCCCCGCCCCGACATCGTCAAGCTGGACAGGGCGCAGCTCACCGAGGCGCGTGAGAACGCCAAGGCGCAAGAGCAGGAGCGTCGCGTCCTGCAGTGGGTGGACAAGGTGCTGGGTGCGCTGGCCGAGACGGACGATGCGCTCAGCCTGAACCAGCTTGCGGTGGAGCTCAACACCCGCACCAATCGCATCAAGCCCGTGCTGGCCTACTGCGAGGAGCAGGACTGGGTGGAAGCGGAAGCAGGCCCCAACAGGAGCCAACTCCACAGCATCACCAAGCTGGGGCGCAGCTACCTGCGCCAGAAGAAAGCCTAGCCCTTGGGCTTTCGGTCAGCGATACGCTGACGATTGATGGCCAGATCCCGCTCACAGGGCTCCCAGAAGGACCACCAGGACGCGGGCAGTGCATCGGCCACGCTGGGCACATCTGGGTAGGCAGGCTGCCACCCACGAGCACGCATCTCATCCACGAGGTCTTGAAAGCGCCAGCGCAGCCATCCCAGCCGCGTGTAGAAGAACTTCACGTGGCCCTTGCCCAGCGTGTACTCAGCCGGGTGCGTGCTGGGGTCTTCACCCCGAGCGTAGGCCGCATACGCCAGCTTGAACACACGGGGCATCTCACGGTACTCAGCCACCAGATGCTTGTCGTGCAGCTCCTGCACGGGCACGCAGTTGATGCGGGTCATGTTTACCTCCAGGTGCGAGCGACGATGGTCCAGCCGTTCTTGCGAGCGGTGCGGGCGCTGCACACCACGGCACGGCCGTCTTGAGTGTAGGCGCAGGCGGGGCGGGCACGCTTGCCGTCGAAGATCGCAGCGGCAGCAGCTTCGATCGGGTCAGCGCCGTTGGTGTCGATGAACACGGGGGTCAGCTTGGTGGACACGGTGGTGTTGGCGGTTGCTTGCATGGTAGGCTCCTGTTGCGGAAGTGGGTTGCGAATGACTGAAGTCTGCACGAGTTCACGAACGTTCACAAGACCCCACGCTTCGATAAGGTATTCATGACTGTGCAGCGGCAGCCCGCACGAGGCATGCTTTAAAGCCCAACCACTCAGGAGGCCGTATGGCTACGCTACCCAAGCAAGAGTTCAACCAAGTCATGGACGTGTTCGAGAACAACTACGACACAGCGCTCAAGGTGTTGGCATACGTCGCGTCCCAAGAGAAGACCGTTACCACGCCCGTGCTCATCAGCGCTGGCCTGCTGACTGGTGCGCAGGTCAACCACGTCCGTGCGGTCGTCACCGTGCTGGGGTGGGCGTTGCTCTACCCATGCGGCAAGACGCAACGCTGGTGGCTGACGAAGCAGGGCCAGGAGAAAGCCAAGAGGTACTCACAGTACTCACAGTGAGTACTCACAGGCACTCACAGGTTACGGAATAGTGTAGTGGTACTCACAGGTGGGTTTTGCCCTTATAGGGCAAACACCAAGTGAGTACACAAGCTTGGGAGGGTGTGAGTACCGCAGCGCACCGAAGGTTGCGAGGAGCGTCTGGTCGTTCGGCTCAGACTACGGTTATCGTTCAGTCTCTCAGGTCTCTTCTCTGCGCCAGCACACGGAGCGCGTCGACACTTGGGGCCTTGATATCTCTCACTGATCGAGCATATGCCGCGAAACCCCACTCCTCTCGGCAAGGACGCCACGAAGAAGCCATCTCGTCCAGGGCATGGCGGCAAGCGCGAAGGCGCTGGTCGGCCTCCTTCCAAAGCCACTCAACGATCCAAAGCGGCAGCCGAGCGCATCGCTGAAGGCATCCTTGTCATCGAGGAAGAGTATGGAGAACTGCCGCCCGAGGCCACACCGCTGGACGTGATGGTCATGGCGATGCGTGTCGCCTACCGCAAGGGCGGGGCCATCGCAGCCCAGCCCTACGCTCGAGACGCTGCACCGTACATGCACGCACGCATCGCCCAGATGGAGCTGAAGAGCGCTGACGACAAGCCCTTCACGCTGGCGTTCAAGTGGGTGGGCGAGTAACCGCTACCATCGGTATCGGCCAGCAGCCTCGGTATCCCGCCACCCTAGCCCCACCCCTACCCATGCCACCCACGAAGCAGCCAGCGCCCGATTTGCCTGACGCAACACGCGTCGTAACCATCCCCTACGCGCCTCGGGCTGCCTTCCTGCCCTACCACAGAGCACCCCAGCGGTTTGCGCTGAGCGTGGCGCACCGTCGCGCAGGCAAGACCGTGGCGCGCATCAACAAGCTCATCAAGGCCGCAGCGCTCTGCGAGAAGCCCGACCCACGCTTCGGCTACCTCGCCCCGTACTTCGTGCAGGCCAAGGACATCGCGTGGAACTACCTGAAGCACTACTCGTCACCTATCCTCCAGGTGCAGGGGCCGTTCAAGGGCAAGCCCAACGAGAGCGAGCTGTCCATCCGCCTGCCACATAACAACGCGGTGATCCGCCTGTACGGTGCCGAGAACGTGGACCGCATGCGTGGTCTGTACTTCGATGGCATCGTGGTCGACGAGGGTCAGGACATCGCTCCGTCGGCGCTCACGTCGGTGATCATCCCTGCGCTGGCCGACCGTGAGGGCTGGCTGGACATCAGTGGCACGCCGAAGGGCTGGGGCAACCTGCTCGGGAAGACGTACAAGCAGGCGCTCGCTGACAACGAGGCCAACGAGTTGCTCGGCAACCCGCCTGAGTGGTTCCTCCAGGTGCTGAAGGCCAGCCAGACGGGCATTCTCCCCGAAGCCGAGCTGGCTCGTCTGCGCAAGCTGATGCCCGACAACGAGTACCTGCAGGAGTTCGAGTGCGACTTCGACGCAGCCATCACCGGGGCCTACTACGCCAAGGAGCTCGCTGACGCTGAGTTCGATGGGCGCATCACCAGCGTGCCACACGACCGCGCTCACAAGGTCTGGACATGGTGGGACCTGGGCATCAGCGACAACATGGTCATCTGGTTCGTGCAGTTGGTGGGCAAGGAGATCCGTGTCATCGACTACTACGAGGCCGCGGGCTACGGACTGGAGCACTACGCACAGGTGCTGAGCGGTAGCAACGGCGAGGACGATCAAGCGCGCTGGGCTGCTCGAGCCAAGTATCAGTACGCAGGCCACTGGGGTCCGCATGACATCATGCATCGTGAGCTGGGCACGGGCAAGTCACGCATCGAGACAGCCAGTGGCCTCGGCATCGAGTTCGGTGTGGCCCCCAATATCCCCGTGAAGGACGGTATCGACGCTGTCCGCATGACCATGAACCGCATGTGGTTCGACAAGCGCAAGTGCGCCACGGGCCTGGACGCGCTCAAGCAGTATCAGGAGAAGGTCGACGAGAAGCGCGGCATCAGCCTCGGCCCCCTGCACAACTGGTGCAGCCACGCAGCGGACGCCTTCCGTATCGGTGTGGTCGCCACCGAGGAGCCTCGTATCCGCGAGCGCATGGAGGAGCGTGAGACAATGGGCGCTCTTCATCCCACAGCCGGAGCCTGGATGTCATGATCAAACAACCGAACCCCATGCCCAGCGGCGAGCGTCGCGTGGGGCCTGCTCACCTGCGTGTGCGTCAATGCACGGCACTGCCAGAGCGCATGCGCGCCAAGACCCGGGAGATCGTCGATGTGGAGACCCCGTTCGCCGAGCAGGGCAAGGGCTACGCCACCACGCTGATGCACAAGGTCTGCCGCGAGGCTGACGCAGCAGGGCTCGTGCTGGTGCTCAGCCCACAGCCGTGGGGCGACAACATCAACCTGAGCAAGGAGCAGCTCGTCGACTGGTACGAGCGTGGCTTCGGCTTCGCTGTCATCCAGCACGAGCCCATGACGCTGATGGCCCGCATGCCGGGTGCCACACCGCGCCTGCTCCAGCTCAACCCCGTCACCGAAGCACTGCAGAAGGAGAAGACCCAATGACGCCCCAAGAGGACCCGAACCGCGACGCCAGCGAGCAGGCCAAGGACACCGACGATGATGCCATCATCAGTGAGTGCATGGACCGCATGCGCATCAGCATGGCAGCCGACGGTGAGAACCGCACCAACGGTCTCGACGATCTGGCCTTCCTGAAGGGCGACCAATGGGATGAGCGCATCAAGCAGCAGCGTGCGCTGGATGGCCGACCCTGCCTGACCATCAACAAGCTGCCCACGTTCCTGCATCAGGTGACCAACAGCCAGCGGCAGAACATCCCCAGCATCAAGGTCCACCCGACCCACCAGAAGATGATGAAGGTGGCTGAGGTGGTGCAGGGCGCGATCCGTCACATCGAGTACAAGTCGAATGCTGACGTTGCCAAGGACACAGCAGTCAACAGCGCAGCGTCCATCGGCTTCGGCTACTTCCGTCTGGTGACGCAGTACTGCGCTGATGACAGCTTCGACCAGGAGATCTGCTTCAAGCGCATCCGCAACCCGTTCACCGTGTACTTCGACCCAGCGAGCGTGGAGATCGATGGCTCAGACCAGCAGTGGTGCATCCTGTCCGTGCGTATGCCGCGCACGGAGTTCAAGGTGGAACACCCTGACGCTGACCCGTGCGACTTTGGTGTGGTGCGTGGGCTGGGCGACCGCTACCAAGACTGGATCACCGCCGAGGAAGTGCGCATCGCCGAGTACTACCGCATCTATCGGCAGAAGGCCACGGTGGTGCTGCTCAGCAACGGTGAAAGCGGCTGGAAGGACAAGCTGCTGGAGCTTCCCGAGGGGGTCACCATTGTCAAGGAGCGCCAAAGCACGCGCAACGTGGTGCAATGGTTCAAGCTGAGCGCCACGCAGGTGCTCGAACGTGCTGAGATCCCCTGCAAGTGGATCCCGGTGTTCCCTGTGTGGGGTGACGAGATCGACCTGGACGGACGCGTGTACCGTCGAGGCATGATCCGTGACGCCAAGGACCCGGCTCGCATGTACAACTACTGGATGACCAGTGCCACAGAAGAGGTCGGCCTGCGTCCCAAGGCACCGTTCATCGGCGCTGAGGGCCAGTTCGAAGGCCATGAGACCAAGTGGGCACAGGCCAACGTGCGCAGCTTCCCGTACCTCGAGTACAAGCCGAAGAGCTTGGCTGGTCAGCTGGCCCCGCCCCCGCAGCGTCAGCAGATGGCTGATGTGCCTGTGGGTGTGCTGCAGATGGCCATGCACGCCAGTGACGACATCAAGTCCACCACGGGTGTGTTCGATGCCTCACTGGGTGCCCGCTCCAATGAGACCAGTGGGGTGGCCATCAAGCAGCGTGATCGCCAAGGCGAGACCACGAACTACCACTACATCGACAACCTGAACACCACGCTGCGTCACGTGGGGCGCTGCATCCTGGACATGTGGCCCAAGGTGTACGACGGCACTCGCACGCTGCAGATCATGGGCCAGGACGGCAAGGTCAGCTCGGTGGAAGTGAACAAACCTTCCATGGAGACCGACGAAACCGGGAAGGCCGTGGAGATGCTCGAGAACGACATGAGCATGGTCGCCAACTTCGGCGTCACCATCAGCGTCGGCCCGAGCTACGACACGCTGCGTCAAGAGGCAGTGGACGGCATGATCCAGACGGCTCAGAGCTGGCCCAAGCTCATGGACATCGCTGGCGACAAGGTGGTGCGCTCCATGGACTGGCCGATGGCCGATGAGATCGCTGACCGCATCGAGAAGACCATCCCGCCTGAGCTGCGCGCCGAGGACGAAGACGCTGCCGAGGACGATACGGTGGACACCCCGTTCGGCCCGGTGCCCAAGGAGCAGCTCCCTGCCATGCTGGGCCAGCTCAAGCAGCAGATGGACCAGATGATGCAGGCTCTGCAGGAGGCCGAAAGCGGCATCGAGAAGGAGCGCATCAAGGCTGCCAGCGCCGAGAACGTGGCACGCATCAACGCCGACGCCAAGCAAGACGTCGAAGAGATCAAGGGCTGGATCGCAATGCTCCTGCAGCGCATGCAGCCTCCGCCCGTGCTCACTGCGGCTGCGCTCGACCAGGAATCTGGTGAGAATGCCGAGCAACGAGACACTCGCCCCATGGAGTCCCAACCCATGGATCAGGCGCAACCTGGGACCCAAACCGATGGGGGTGACATCGGGCCGGAGATCGCGCAATGAGCGTGCAAGACGAAAGCCAATCGACCGACCAGACGCAGGGCCAATCCCAAGAGGAACAGGCCAGCCAACAGACCACGGAGCAGGGCCAGCAGGCCAGCAACGAGGGCCAAGGCGCTGAAGAAGGTCAACAGCAGGAACAACAGGCCCAAGGCAACGAGGGCCAGCAGCACGAACGTGACGAGAAAGGACGCTTCAAGGGCGTTCAGCCTCGTATCGATGAGCTGACCCGTGCGCGCCGCGAGGCCGAACGGGAAGCCGCGTACTGGAAAGCAGTTGCAGCGGGAACGCAATCTCCGGCCCAAGCCGCACCCCAACGTCCCGATCCCGCCAACTTCGACAAGTACGACGACTACATCGATGCTCTGACCGACTGGAAGGCCGAGCAAGCCGTCGCCAAGCGCCTGGAAGCGGACAGCAACCGCAAGGTTGTCGAGACCCGTGCCCAGACGTTCGCCGAACGGCAGGCCCAAGTTCGCACCGTGATGCCTGACTACGACGAAGTGGTGGGTGGTTCCGACACCCCCATCACCCAGCACGTAGGCGAGGTCATCATGGAGAGCGACCTGGGTCCGCAACTGGCCTACCACTTCGCCAAGAACCCGGACGCGCTGCTGCGCCTCAACGGCATGAACCCCGTGCAAGCCGCTCGTGAAATCGGCAAGCTCGAGGCCACGCTGTCTGCCAAGCCTGCGGCACCTGCTGCGCCGGTCAAGAAGACCAGCAACACCCCCGCGCCAGCGGGCACCCTGGGAACGCAAGGTCGTGCGACGACTCCCGCTCTGCAGAACCTGAGCATGGACGAGTACATGAAGCAGCGCAAAGCCCAAGGAGCTCGTTGGGCGCGGTAACACCGCATCCAACTTCTGAAGGAACATCATGACGAACACCTTGGTCACTTGCTCCATCGTCGCGAAGGAAGCCCTCGCGATCCTGGAGAACATGGTCAGCTTCGCTGGCATGGTCAACCGCGACTGGGAAGACGAGTTCACGGGCAACCAGTCGCGTGGCTACTCGCCGGGCCAGACGATCAACATCAAGCGCCCCCCGCGCTACACGTACCGTGCTGGTCGCGTGGCGCTGCCGCAAGCGACGGTCGAGACCACGGTCCCGCTGACGCTGCAACAGGGCGGCTGCGACCTGAACTTCACCTCGCTGGAGCGCACCCTGTCGCTGCAGAAGCTGGAGGACAAGATCCAGGCCGCGCTGGCAACGGTGGCGAACGAAATCGACCGTCAGGGCCTGCAGATGGCACGCCTGAATACGTTCAACTGCATCGGCACCCCCGGCACCCTGCCCAACACGCAGGCGCTGGCGCTGGCAGCGTTCACGGACACCAACCGTCGTCTCGACGAAATGGCGGCTCCGCGCGACAAGCGTCGTGCGTTCGTCATGGGTCCGGCCATGAACGCTGCCTCGGTCGTGGGTCTGGCTGGTCTGTTCAACGCCCAGGACAAGATCTCGAAGCAGTTCGGCAGCGGCATGATGGTGGATTCGCTGGGCCTCGCCTACGCCATGGACCAGAACGTGGACACCCACGTGAACGGCACCCAGAACGTGGCTGGCACCAACATCAACGGCGCGAACCAAACCGGCTCGAGCGTCACCGTGGTGGCGACCGGCGGCACCATCACCCGTGGCACCGTCATCACGCTGCCCGGTGTGTTCGCGGTGAACCCGCAGTCCCGTACGTCGACTGGCGTGCTGGCGCAGTTCGTCGTGACCGCTGACGTCGCGGCTGGTGCAACCAGCATCCCCATCAGCCCGGCCATCGTGACCTCCGGTGCGTTCCAGAACGTCACCGCGTCGCCGACCAACGGCTCGCCGTTCACCATCTTCGGCACTGCCTCTGGCAGCTACCAGACCAACGTCGGCTTCCACAAGGACGCCTTCACGC